ATGGGCAACAGCACAAACTGAGATGCTGGAAAGCACACTGGATGAAGAAGACATTAAACCATCAGAGTATCAAGATGCTTTTGCAAAGCCAAAAAAGATGGCTGAGATCAACTCAATTATTAACACACACAAAAAACTGGCAGACGTATAATGAATCTATACGAATTCTTCGATAATCTTGATATTGTTGAAGCACCAAAAAAATTTCCACAAGGCGTTTACACACATCAAGTAAAGGCATTGACTGTCATGCCAACGCAGGATGAAACCATGTACGCAGATGCAGGCGAACTACCCAAAAAATTCAATGTAACGCAAATGAAGATCGGCATTTATGACGAAGAGGACGACAGTGATCCTTACAGTTATGGCAACACTGGATTGGAAGTGTTCCACAATGCAGGCACATGGCAGTTGTACACAGACGATGTGACTCGTGTACAGATTGCTGATTATCTGGGCATTGCAAACAAAGACATTGACTTTTCAGAACAGGGCATGCAGAATGAAAAGTTCATGCACTTCGACATCAGCGACGAAGCAGTGGCACAGTTGATTAATAAAGGTGCATTCAAAATGACCAAAGGCGTCAAAGAAGATGACCCTACATCAACCAAATTGGATTCAGAAGAAATTAAACAGAAGGCATTGCTGTACATGATGCGACAACACACATACCAAAAAGACAGAAGACAGTATGATGCTGACAACAGCGGTAATGCAGATAAGTTTTACACTGAGCAGGACATAGAAAATTTAGAAGCCATGATTGCACATCTCAAGGACGGTGCATCATTAGATCCTGCACTGCAAGATGAACTGGCTAAAGTGTTACGTGATGCCAAAGTCAAAGACAGAACTGGTCGTTTTGCAATGAGAAAAATGGATTTAGCCAAAAAATACCAAGATCAATTGCGTAAGTACAAACCCTTAGAAATGGGCGAAGACATCAACGATATCGTAAGATTATCAGGCATAAAATAAATTCTTGACAGAATAAACAGTTTTGTGTATTATACACATTACAGTGATACACACTAGGCAAACAAAAGGAGGCTTACATTATGGCAACACTGGCAGAAATAAGAGCAAAACTCCAAGCTCAAAACTCTAAACCACAAGGCGAAGGGCAAATTGGAGACAACGCAATATATCCACACTGGAACATTCCAGAAAATTCAGAAGCAGTGTTAAGGTTTTTACCAGATGGTGACACCAACAACACATTCTTTTGGACAGAACGAGCAATGATCAAACTGCCGTTCAACTCAGTCAAAGGCGATGCAACATCAGGTCCTGTGCAGGTGCAAATTCCTTGCATGGAAATGTATGGTGATGCATGTCCTATACTTGCTGAAGTTAGACAATGGTTCAAAGACAAATCGTTGGAAGACTTGGGCAGAAAATATTGGAAGAAGCGTTCATACATATTCCAAGGTTTTGTGGTATCTTCACCACTGCAAGAAGATGCACAACCAGAAAATCCAATCAGAAGATTTATCATTGGTCCACAGATCTTTAATATCATAAAGTCTGCACTGATGGATCCTGAGATGGAGGATCTGCCAACTGACTACACCAGAGGTGTTGACTTCAGAATCAACAAGACCACAAAGGGTGGTTATGCTGATTACTCAACATCAAAATGGTCAAGAAAAACAACTCCGCTGACGGAAGAACAGAACACAGCAATTTCAACACATGGTCTGCACAACTTAGGTGACTTCCTTCCAAAGAAGCCAACAGAAGTTGAGATCAAAGTGATGGAAGAAATGTTCAGAGCATCAGTGGATGGTGAGCCATATGACGCAGAGAAATACTCACAGTACTTTAGGCCCGCAGGACTAAAAGCGCCTGCAACAGGAAGTGGTACAGTGGCACAACCACAGCCAACTCCAGCAGTGAAAGTTGAAACTGCACAACCAACTGTGACTGCGACACCCGAGCCTACTCCTGCTCCACAACCAGAAACTGCTCCTGCAGAACAACCAGCCGCAAGTGGTGGCAATTCCAAAGCAGAAGACATTCTGGCAATGATCAGAGCAAGACAACAGAAGTAACTCAACAGGGGGCTTCGGCCCCCGTTGACACAATGTCAAAAGTTTCATATAATAAGCAAAAGGATAAAACAACATGGTCAAACCGTTTGATGTAACAAAATTTAGAAAGTCCATAACCAAGTCCATTGATGGTTTGGGGATTGGTTTTAATGATCCTACTGATTGGATCTCTACAGGCAATTATGCACTAAACTACTTAATTTCAGGTGATTTCAACAAAGGCATTCCACTAGGCAAAGTCACTGTGTTTGCTGGCGAATCAGGTTCGGGTAAATCTTATATCTGTTCAGGCAACATCATCAGAGAAGCCCAAAAGAAAGGCATTTTTGTAATACTTGTTGATTCTGAAAATGCCCTTGACGAAAATTGGCTACAAGCACTTGGTGTAGACACTGCTGAAGACAAATTGCTGAGACTTGGTATGAGCATGATTGACGATGTGGCCAAAACTATTTCAAACTTTATGAAAGAATACAAGTCCGATTATGGTGACAAAGATCCTGAAGAAAGACCAAAAGTATTGTTTGTGCTTGATAGTCTGGGCATGATGATGACTCCAACAGATGTTGATCAGTTTGAAAAAGGTGACATGAAGGGCGACTTAGGAAGGAAACCTAAGGCACTAACAGCACTGGTGAGAAATTGTGTGAATATGTTTGGATCTTACAATGTAGGACTAGTGGCTACTAACCACACATATGCATCACAGGATATGTTTGATCCAGATGACAAGATATCAGGAGGACAAGGATTCATATACGCATCTTCAATTGTGGTAGCAATGAAAAAACTTAAACTTAAAGAGGATGAAGCAGGCAACAAAGTTACTGATGTGAGAGGTATCCGGTCTGCGTGCAAAGTAATGAAAACCCGTTTTGCCAAACCTTTTGAAGGAGTGCAGGTCAAGATTCCATATGAAACAGGAATGAATCCTTATTCTGGACTGCTTGATTTGTTTGAAAAGAAAAATCTTATTACACAATCTGGCAACAGATTGAAATATATAACAGCAGAAGGCGAAGAAATATTAGATTACAGAAAAAACTGGGACGGCGATAAGTTGAAAATTGTTATGTCTGAGGTAAGTAATCCTGTTATACAAGAGGAGAACACAGAAACGCCTGCTGTTGAAGAAGACAATGGAGACACAGATGCTGATTGATGTTTGGGGTTTGATGAAATCATATGTACCTGCCAAGGATAGATCCGTGGTGGCAGAAAAGTTTGTGGATATCGCCATGGATAATGGCGTTGAAGATGAAGAGCTAAAAGAATTAATTGGCCACGACGATGAACTTGATGAAGCAATTCGATACAACCTTGACATTGAAGAAGACGAAGAAGACTACGAAGACGCATGAATTGGTTTTCAACCGTAACCCAAGACATTTCTAGAATACCCGATGCTATCGCATATTATGAAGCAGAGCTCGATCAGGCATCTGCTGAAGTAAAACTGCACGGCAACATTGAAAAACAGTCATCTGCTATGCCAGGTGTTGTGGAGTCCCGCTTTCGTCAATTGCAAGAAGTTGAAGGCATACTCAAACATTTAGAAATACAACTTCGCAAACTTAAAACCAAGCACTATAAAAAGTATTTAGAAAACTATCAACGAGCACTGACTTCACGCGATGCGGAAAAATATGCAGAAGGTGAAGACGAAGTGTGTGACTATGAAGCCATAGTCAATGAATGGGCACTGCTACGCAACAAGTGGTTGGGCGTAATCAAAGCACTGGATCAAAAACAGTGGCACATCACCAATATAGTAAAGTTAAGAGTTGCTGGCATGGAAGATGCCAATCTCTAAGCAATAAGTTTTTGCTTTAATTCTTGTTGTAGACTTTCATCTTTTAATTCTGCCCATATCACACTTGGAATAAATTGAATCTTTTCAAGTCCTAGTGTCAAATTATACACATCTTCTTTGGGCCATTTGAACTGCCAAATACTTTTGTAATACTTTTCATCTTTATTAAAAGCAACATCATCAAAATTATAACTGATGATTTTATTCATTCTTTCTTTGTTGCCTGTATCAAAATTTAAAATTTTGGCTCTTTGCCATCTAAACAGATCTTTAATATTATGATCTTTTTTAACATCAATAAGACTGTCGAAAATGTTGCTAAAGATTGTCATAAAATCATCTGGACTAGCATGAAATCTATATTGACTAACTCGCCTTGGGTTGATAGGATATGTGCCTGTGTTATCATAGCGTTGATACAATTTGTTTTTTCCTGTTAGCCAATGCACATACAATTCAAGATCTAATCTAAAACTGTCAGGTAAATTTTTCCAATTGGATGGATGAAACTGACGTGTGTAAGCCTTAATAAATTCATGACTGCTTACACCATGATGATTTTGAAGATAATTTATTGGAGTCCTCATCCAACCCAAAAAGCCATATGTGTGACACATCATAGTCCAGTGATACCAGGATGCCGCTAATTCTTCGGTGGTTAATGTTTCTGTTTCTATCATATGATTAAATGTAATTTCTGCTGAGTCGCCTGGTTGATCCAATAATGATTTAGAATAATGCCTTTCTGATCTAATGTAATTTTTGTTGCTTTTGAATTGATATGTGTTGCCAGGACTAGTCAGCACTGTGTTTGGAAATATCAAATACCAAAAAGGTAAAAAATGAGACAGTAGATCGTTTTTTTGTAGTTCATGCAAACTGTCTGTCAGTGTGTTATATGATTGACCAGGCATGCCAAGAATAATTTCAATTTGCCCTGTTTTGTGTTCATCATTTTTTGTAAATTCTTGGAACGCTTTAATTTTTTCATATTCTTTGCTGAATGGACGACCGTTCATCTTTACAATTTCAGGATTAGGATCTTGCAGTGTAATTTTGCCAAAATTTCCTGCTTCGTCATCGTATATGCCACTGTCTATCATTTTTTGCATCAAGTACGTTGTGAATTCAACTTGATTTTTTGCCAATGGTGGTTTTCTAAATGTCAATTTGCCTTGTGCATTTTCAATGACATAGTCAAGTATGTGTTCATATTCCGGCACTATACCAAAATTTGCATCAGCAAATTCATAAACACAATTATTATATTCTGCAAGTAGATCAATTTCTTTGTAGAGCTTTGTAATCTCACGTTTGTGAATTTTAGTCCACAAACTTGTGCCCTGTTCACAAAAACTACAACTATAAGGACAGCCTTGTATGTACATGGTCATGAAGACAACTTTATTGTAGTTTTGGGTATATTGATCCAACAGGGTTTTTACTTCATCCTTAAAATTAGTAACGTAGTCAAGCACCAAAGGATCTTCACTGCGTGGCACAGGACTGTTTCTCACACAACTATGTCCGTTCCAATAATTTACACCTGCTACCTCCTTTATGTTCCCGCCCACTAAATGTGTGTCTACAATACGCCTAAATGTTTCAGCAGCTGGCCCTGGCACAACAGCATCAATGTAATTGTGTTGACGCATCCAAGGCTCTCTTGTGTCAGCGTTAGGGCCTCCTGCTACAATTATGCATTTGGGAAAATTTTGTTTGATCCATTTTGCATTTTCTAATAACATAGATTCGTTCCACAGATATAAACTAAATCCAACTATGTCAGGTGGTGTGTTGAATAGTTGTTGCTGTAGTGCAAAATTATCCTTGATAGGAGTTGAATCATCACTGAAACTCCAATCTTTGATTTTTTTAAAATTGTGTTGGCTACGCTGAAAGTAATAATCTTTCAACCAAAAATAAATCAATGGAAAGCGTTTTTCAGCACCTCTTCTAGTGATGTCATCGTGATAAATGGTGTTTATAAAGATATTCATATGCTTTTAAATATTTATAGGACCCCTAATCCGCTCTATAGCTTTTCCGCACATCTCCTGTTGCCTATTAACACTGTATTTTATGAATTTTATGTCATAAATTATAATGGACAATTAGGACAGAACATGAAAAAAATAATAAAACTTTTGACTTCGT